CAGCGACTGCCTCTTCTTGAAGGGCAAAGAACTCATTAAGCTCATCATCAGAAGTAAACAATAAATGCTTAAACACATACTTAGCCGTTGCTTGCGGGTCAAAACCAAGCTGTAGTGCAATCTCTACAAGCCCCTGAGCGGCTGTAATCTTACCTGTAAACGCTTCAATCTTCTGCATCTCTTGCAGATAGCTCAAAGGCTCCATTCTAACTTTAAGGTTAACCGTCTTATGGTCAATACCGATAAGGGCAAGATGTATCTTGCAAAGCTTCTCTATGCCTGCGATAAGAGCTTTTTGTAGCTTACCTACCTTTCTAGAGAACCTCATGTCCTGCGCGGCTAAACCGGCAGCAGCATTGTAGGCCCCTGTTCCTTCTGTAGACCCGAAGTACTCTGGCGGGATTCCTAACCCATTACGCACCTTGTTACGGAAGTATTCAATATCCGCGATATCTCCTACGTTGTTAGACCCCTGAAGCTTTTCAATTCTAGACTCAGAGTCTTTACGCACCGGCCAGAATATGTCTTCGATAAGGTCAATAGGGTTGTGTTTGAACTCTACCTGACCTGACCCCTGTGACCCATTCTCAGACTGGAACCACTTACGCTTCCTGTATGTCTGTCTCCACTTCTCTACGATAGAATACGCTTGGTCTGTAGACGCAGTGCCAACGTCAATGTAGAACACGTTCCTGTCTGCGGCTCTAAACAGCCGGTACAGAGCTAGTGCTGTTTCCATCTGCTCTAGGATGCGGAAGGACTGCTGTACGCCCATGAGCATGGACTCACCCCACCCGTCCCTGATCACCCCTACTATCTTGAAATGTACAAAGTCCCAAGGTTGTGCTAAGGAAGCCCCTGATACCTGCCCAGCTACACTCTTAGCCGCCTCTACCTTGAACCCTCTAAGCCGGTTCTGATCGTCTACGTAACGGTCTATACGGGTAGGCTCGATATACTTAAACTGGTACACGCCTCGTGTATCATCGTATAGAATCTGCTCGAAATCATCTCCGTACTTAGCCACAGACCTAGCGATACCATACAGGTTGGTTTCTAGGTCAATGCGATCAAACATAGCATGAAGAACTTCTATGATATCTTCAGAGTCTGAGCTAACCCACACAGTACGCTCTTTCTCTTTATTGGCTACGGTAACTTCTTCAGCATACGTATCCAATGCCATCTTAATGTCAGCGTTCTCGTCCATCCTGTCGTACTCTAGGTATCGACGCTTTCTGTCTCTAGTGACCTGAATGGACTTCTGGTATAGCTCCCAGCTTGTAACCTGTTTAAAGCTATCGTCATCAAACCCTACTACCTGTTCCGGGCTTTGAAGCTGCTCAAGATCAAGCAGCATAGATAGTTTAGTTCTTAGTTGTTCTTCAAGATATGTTTTTATACCCATGTTTTACCTCAGTCGTTCTGCCTAGTTAAACAGTCACCAAACACTTGTTCCTGTATTACAAACGAGTCTGTGCCTCTAGCTGCTGGCTTCTCTACAGGCATAATAAACTGCCCTGACTCAGAGGAAGCCTCTATGAGAGTGTCAGGGTCTTCTTCCTGCCCTATAGCGCATACAACACCACCAAAAGAGTCAAAAACGTCCTTGGAGTTATGAACTACTACCCCGCCTATTAATGCAAAGTTGTCCCACTCATTAACTTCCAAATCGTAAATAGGAACAGGCTCCTTCAACTTAACAGGCAGTACTGCTCTAATCCTGTGGTTATCCCCTGTTTCTGCCTTTTTAAACTCTTCCCAAGAAGAGAATCCCATTTCCTTTACAAGCCTAACTATTACATTTCTACCACACCCTGCAACCCTAGCAGCAGAGTTAGCAGTACGTGCTTCTGCGTGTTCTTTAACCCACTCTAAGACATCTGGAGTTATGTCCGATCTAAAGTTTTTACGCTTTTTAGCAGATTTAACCCAATCTTCTCTGGTCATAGAAGACATAGTCTTGAGTATTGAAGACCTGTGTACTTCTCTTCCTCTGTCGCTCAAGTTCCAAGACTGCAAAGAATTTGCAACTTTAAACCTGTAATCAAAATCTGAATCATGCCTCTTTTGAGTATGTGCCCGTGAATGTTCTTCTGAACTCATTCGTTGTAAATTTTCAGGCCTATTATCTTTTTTATCTTCATTCACGTGATGAACATATGTACCTTCTGGTAGGGGGCCATTAAAGTAGGCGTCCACTAGTCTGTGGGTTAAGTCCCTAGCAGAATATTTATCACTTACCCTTTCATACTGATTACCAAAAACAGCGCCTCTGTTCATAGGCATCAATCTATCTACATTAGCTACAAGATTCTTAGCCTCTTTATAACTACCGTCTCTCAACATCCACAGATGATTAGGAGTACACCTAGCAACAAATCCAGTATCTATTATTACATCCACAAACTCGTCAGATTCTCCGCTTTGGAACGCTTTACCTTTTCCGGGTACAAACCTACCATCTTTGGTTACACTATATACCCACACTTCATTTCCATGTTCTGACAGTTCACTTAACGTAGGTGTTGTTCCGTTTAACAAAGGTATGCGTGTGTCACCGGTAAAACATTTCCCTTGACGGTGGTCTACTTTACGTTTAACCTTGTCGTGGTACAGGTCTACAATCTCTTCTAATAGAGGATCGTAATAAGGCATATCTACCCGCCCTTCATACAGCGCCATACGCACCGCTAGAGGGTTATCATCCCTAGGGGTGTCCATACTAATTATCTTGGTATCTATGCCCTCTTTAGCAAGCTGCTGCCTCAAGTCAGACGACTGAAAGCTATCGGTGCTTACTTGCTTAATAGGTACATTATATATATCTCTTAGCGTATAGATGAACTGTCTGATTTTTGAGTAGTCTATCTCATAACCTTCAGTAGGTACTATGCGTACCATAAAATCTATCCAAATCTTAGGAACCACTAACTCAGACACTGACCCATCACGGTTTTGACGACGTACCCTTGCCATCTCACTAATACAGCCCATAGCAAACCCAGTGCAGTCCCCGGTCAGGGATAGGTCAGCGTGTACAAACCTCTGGTGGGTTGGATAATTTCTTAGCCTGTATCCAGTGCCATAGTGCTGGAGCAGCACCTCTTTGTGGAGGTAGTCCTCCAAAGAAGGAGCCACGTCTACGTACTTACCCTCTGTGTTCTTAACCACCTCTGAGTACAGCGGTACACTAGCTGGGAAAGGGTTGATCCTTGTTTTGCTGACACACGCCATTACCTTTTCACGGTCGCGGATGAAAGGCTGATTGCCGTAGGTAGCTAACCCGCAGATGTCTCGTATAGCACCGTCTATATCGTCTTTAAAGGCCTGTAGGAAGTCAATCGGCACTTCCTCCACCTCACTACCCTCGGCAGGAGGCTGGCCCTCCAGAAGCAATTTATGGCCTATTGTCTTGTTGCCTATCTGCACCCTGAACTTCTTAGAGCTATACATCCCCGCAGGCTTCATCTTGTAGATGGAAGCAACTACAATACGAGCTTTTTTACCGCCGCAAATATGAGGTAGCCCTTCACACGTACAGTTAGCATTTTCACTTTCAATTGTTTTAATATGCTCTTCTAGGAAGTCAGTAGTAGACTGTCGAGAGCTTACGTTGCACAGAATACCGGGGAGCTTGCGCTTGTCGGCAGCGAACCGGGACATAATACGCTTAAGTACGTTTGTATACACTTGGAACGCCTGCGTTCCTATCTTGCCTTCTGTATTCTTAACGGTCTTTAGCTCTTTAAAGTTGACCTCGTCAAGGATGCCGCCAATGACGTTAGTAGAAATGGCACTGTTAGGCCTAGACCCTAGAATGATCTTAATGTTATTAGGAAGTTTAATAGCATACTTCAGATCATCATCAGCAGCGTCATCAATAACTCTGCGCTTATCTATAGGGAAGTTCTCTCTAAAGTAAGGGGCGTTGTTAACAAGGCCTTTTAACATCGTGTAGGCAGACAGGTCTGCTCGCTCTTTAGTTACGTTAAACAGAGAGAATACAATAGGAGCAGAACTCATCAGCTTGTAGTAGGAGTGAGGATTTCTAAGACAAGAAAGCTCATACAGCTTAAATGCGTTCGCAAACACTGCAAACGTCGTCTTCCCTCCACCGATGCTACCTGTAGCTATATGCTCCGTTATGTGACTGTCAGGGGACAAAGTGATACCAAGCTCATGCTTCCAGAACGGGTATAGCTGCTTGAAGTCAGGGCCGAAGTAGTAATTAGTCTCCACGCCCATTTCATCAATGTAGTTAGCTTCCATTGCTTCTTGTATCGAGACAGGGAGCCACTTATAGTCGTACTCCCACAGTGTATTCAGCTTTAGAGAATCACTCTCCGTGTGTAGAGAGTCAATAGCCCACTGCTTTTCAGAAGGGGTCAAAGAGTCCCAGAACGACCTGTCCAGATGCATATCTTCTTCCAAGAGCTTAGCTAACAGTAGCTCTTGGTCGGACGTGTAATTCTGTTTCTTCTTCTTTATCATCTGCCTTTTGCACCCTTAGCTTTGTCTAATAGGTCTTGCAGCTTAGCTCTAGTATTCTCACGCACCGCAGGGTCTTTAAATACTTCTTCTCCGTGCTGTGTGATCTTCTTAAGCTTTTGAGGATCTTCAAACTGTTTAGGTATGCTATTAGACTGTTCAATCATTTCAGAGATCTGGTGAAGCGTATTGTCTATCTTCTTCTCAAGAAGCTCCAGCGTCTTCCTAAGGTCTGCTCCATCCATAGAATCAATAATGTCTGGGTGTAACAGCCGGTCTTCTATGATATCTGAAGACTCCATCCACTTAAGGAGTTGCGACATTCTATTTTGAATAGTTACAACTAAAAAGATCTGTGCTTTTTTAGCGTGAGACTCCAGCCGCTCATCTATTAGACGAATGGCTTCAGCGTCCAATAGACTTTCATTCAGGTTAAGCCACCTGATGATAGACTCTAAAGACTTAGTGATCTCTGTTTTCTGTTGCTTTCGGACTAAATCTTCTTCTGTAGTAGAAGCTACTAGCCCCCTGTCCTCTTCAGGCTGGGTCACTTGCTTCCGTAGCTTCTCTTCCGCCAGCTTCAACTTGTTCTTTAAGCTTGGCTTTTCTCTTCCTCTTAACCGTTCTATTTCTATTTCCACTTGCGTATGCAAGATTTTCTCTGGCGGTAGCTGCGATGGATGACTCCCCGGCTCTCTTTCGTGTATCTTTTTTAAGGTATCGTCGCTTAAGCTCGGTAATTTCGCTGTTTTTGATCCTTTCTTGGGCATCTAACATCTCCTGTACCTTATTTCTATGCGCTTTAACCTCGCTTTCTTTCAAAGAAAAGCGTTTAGCTAGTCTTGTTATAGTGTCTGGAGTGTTGCTTTTCTCTAAAGCATCCCAGATGGTGATAGCAATTAAAGCGTCATACACAGACTTCACAGAAGGCACTTTGATAGTCTTGCCGCCAAACCGATCAAGAAAGGACAGTACTGAATCCCTGCCGAACGTATTAAATATCTCAGGTAACAGCGTGTGCCTAGCACACAGGCACAAAATTGCGTTTACTGGGTCTAGCCCTCTGGAGAGCTTTCTGTCTTCTGCCAGCACTTCTTTTAACTTCCACGTAGCTATTTTCATAGTCTCCTTAGCCTGCCTGACTGGCTATCTTGTAATAAATAGGGTTCAATGCGGAGTTTTCATCAGACAACAAGGTGCGTATGTCTGTAGTGTTTCTCAATTCTTGAATAGCGTCTTTCAGTGCTAGATCCACATAGTCTTCATAAAACTGAGCGTTTGAGATCTTCCCGCCTATTTTTCTTATTTGGTGTTTCTTGACTTCTCCGTTCTGAAATATCTTGCACCTTATGATATAGTGGCAAACATCGAATTCTTCATTTTCAAACCGGCTAGCTATGTTGTCCAGAACCATGTCGTAGATAATAAACGGTAGCTCTGCTACAAATACTTCTTGGTCTGGCTTCTTCCAGTTGTAAGACCCTACAGGAGGAAGGGCGTTGTTTCCAAAGAAGTCATATATAATAGGCTTATTCTGGTATACTGCTTTTAACATAGCACGTATGCCTACCTTGTAGTACAGGTTAAAATGAGCAGTTATGCTATACGGTCTTGGCTTTATCTTTCCGTTAAGGATTTTCCAGTATTCATAAGACCCAAGAGAAATTAAGTCGTCTACATCGTCTTCTTGAACCCCTCTGAAGTTACTGCGGACAATGATACCTAGGATAGGTAGGACTGAATAATAGCAAGGGTCTATGATGTCCTTAAACCTCTTCTCCTGCTCTTCTGTTCTTGGGTCTGTGACGGATAGGTTGTATAGCTCTTCACACAACGCTACTGATTTTTTACTGTCATAATAACCTGTTACTAGCCTTCTTAACTCTGTCATAAATAAAAGCGCCTTATGTTGAGACGGGTGATATAGGCATCACGGGTCTCAACATAAGGCTAACCCTATATATTTCTATTACGTTAGGCTATGAGCATTTACTACTACCGCACTGCAAGCAGATGTGACACCCCTCACTGAACACCAGCTTAGAGCCGCAGGACATACATAGCTCACCAGACACCGTGCCGTCCTTAATATAGTGCTTAAGGATTCTAGCCATAACCTTGGAGAAAGAGTGCATACCGGAGTCTACATCCCGGCCTAGCTGCTCCACTACAAAGTGTAGAGGCACTCCGTGCCTCAAGGACAGGGAAGTCATACGAGTAAGCACCCCGTAGTTTTCATTCTCAGGGGATAGAATAACTCCAATGTCTTTGACTGTAAGCTCGTCATCCCCCAGATCTATAACTAGGTCATAGCAGGACAGCCTACCTTTCTTGTTCACCTTGGAGCACTTACGCTTAATGATTTTACCTGTATGCGCTTTCTTTGGCAGTTCTACAAACTCAGAAGGGCCACCAAATAGCTCATAAGGAACCCCCTGCATAAACCCTACTACGAATGTCCACTTCTGACCGTCTATGGTAGCCTGCTTAATCTCTGCGTGTAGCTCTTTAGGGCGCTTAGGAGCGTGAGTGGCTGTGATCTGACCGGAACTAGGCTCAGACACTAGAACGCCTGACCTAGACCCGTCTACGTACACTGTGACACCTTTTAGTCCAGACTTCCAAGACTGCATGTAGATTTTCTGAACATCCTCTACTGTTGCCGTTTTAGGCAGATTGATCGTGCTACTGATCCCATGATCAATGAACGCTTGGATCAAGCTCTGAACTTTAACTCGCTCCATAGGATCAATATCCTCAGACGTTACAAAGTAATCAGGAAGCTCTGTGTACTGAGGAAACTCTTTGAAGTACTGATCTGCGTTGTGGTGGTATACCGTAAACTCTTGCCACTTATCCCCATTCAGGTCTGTAAAGTCCACTTTAGCGTTTTTGTCAGAAGGGTTTATTTTCTTCCTACGGGTATAGGCGTTTCTGAACACAGGCTCTACCCCTGAAGACGTTTGAGACAGAATAGAGACTGATCCAGTAGGAGCCATTGTAAGAAGGCTTATGTTTCTCCTACCTTCCTTAGCCATGCCGTACTTAACCCCAGTAGCCAGCCTTGAAATGAAAGGACAATCCTGTTCATTCTCACTCTTGTACGCAGGAAAGGCACCTCGCTCTTTAGCAAGGTCTACAGACGTATTATACGCCACATCTCTAAGGGTGGAGTACACTCTGTTTAATACAACAAAAGCCTCGTCTGAATCATACACTACTTCAAGCTTAGCCAGCATATCTGCTAGCCCGTGAGTGCCCAGCCCTGTACGCCTGCCTTCTATAGCGGCTGTACGCAGCTTTATTAAAGTTTCCCGCTCTTCTGACTCTGTAGTCTTATCTATTATTTTTGTTAATGCCTCTATCTCTAGGTCTACTAGATCATCCATCAGACGCATCGCTACTTTAACAACTTCACTGAAGTGGTCATAGTCGAAGTCAGCATCTTGACTGTAAGGAGAGGACACAAAGTTAGTCAGGTTGATAGATATTAACCGGCAGGAGTCGTACTCCGATAGAGGAATCTCACTGCACGGGTTTGTGCTGACTGTCTTAAACTGTGGGTAATAATCAGCAGGAAGCTCTCTAGTGATGTTATCCCAAAACAATAACCCCGGCTCTGCGGACTTATGCGCGGAAGACGTAATTAAATCCCAAAGGTCTCTAGCTTTAAAGGTCTTAGTAGTAGTGGCTTCCTCTACTGGAACGTCTACAGGGAACTGAGTAACCCAATCTTCATCGTTCTCTACCGCCTGCATAAAAGCATCAGACAGCTTAACGCTAACGTTAGCTCCTGTAACCTTGGTCTTATCCTGCTTCATGGTTACGAAGTTAGCGATGTCTGGGTGCTTAATATCCATCGTTAGCATGAGTGCTCCACGACGCCCCGACTGACCTACCATCCGGGTGATGTGGGAGTACAGTTCTGCAAAAGACCAAGCCCCTGTAGAAGAGCCTGCTGAGTTATTGACCGATGCCCCATCGGGCCTTAAGCTGGACAGGTCTACTCCTACCCCTGCTCGCCTCTTGTACAGATTAGCTAGCTCTTTACCTGTCTCCATGATAGACGACATGTTGTCTTTTGGGTTAGCTACCACCACGCAATTAGACAGCGAGATGTTTACATACGGATTACCCAGCCCGAACATGGGACTGCCCTGAGGGACAATATACTTGAACCCTTCCATGAACCCGTAGATAGTCTCCTCACTGACAGGGTTAGGGTACACTTGTTCTACCCTAGCAAACTCTTTTGCCATGCGGCGATGCATGTCAGCCGGTGTTAGTTCTCTAAAAGGTAGTTCTGTGTCTTTAGGGTCTCTTAGTGCGTACTTAGACCTGAATGTGTCTGCTGCTAGTTCGTCTCCATTAAAATAGTCTAGAGATGCGTTATACACCTGATCTGCGGAATACCGGTCAGTCATTCTACCCTCGTGGCTTAGTTGATTTTCTAGTTCTGGTGGGATTGCTCTTATCATGTTTGGATAGGCTAACTTGCTTCTTAAGGGTCTTGTTTAGTCGCCGCTGCTGCTCCTTTTTGCCACGGTTCATGTTCACAGTAGGCTCATAATAATTGCTACTAACGATAGCTTTAGCTAGTTTTAGCTCTACTGCATCACTCAACTCAGACACAGACTTCATCGGCACTGTACGTAAGCTTAAGATAAAAATACCGCCCTTTAAATCCCACACAGGACTCTCAGAGTATCTCTGTTCAGGCCAAGGCAGATGAGGCATACATGTCTTTCTTGAGGTAACAGACACTACGCTGGAGTCGTCGTACTCAAGATACTCAAACGCAGCGTCCTGTACAAGCTTAATCATTCCGTCTACGTCAAACTTTCTGAAAGACCCCTTCTCGTAGAACATAGATTTCTTGGTCATGATAGCTAAGATCTCTACTTCGTAGGCATCACCGTAAAGCTTAAGAAGACTATGCTCGTTGTCTGCCAAAAGCAACACTTTTATAATGCCGCACTTGTACTCGTCATACTCCCGGCGCAAAAACCTCTTTCCACCGAACCCGCTAGAGTATGCGTTATTGTGACTGAGAGGGTAGAACGGAATAACGTAGTGCCTCCACTCAGAATAACTTTTATTATACACGTTATTGTTGATCAGGTTTTTATGCTTCTCTTCCTCTTCCTCTCGTGCTGCGGCTAGAAGGTCGTCTAGCTCGCCTTCTTCTAAAGAGTCAAGGTCTTTAACGTCGTCATACTCTTCTTCTACTTTGTTCTTCTTAATCCTGATTCTCTTACTGTGCTTTTTGGTCATATTAAACTCCGCTGGAACCAAACCCACCGCTGCCTCTGGAAGTAGAGCTAAGGTCTTCTACTTCTTTCAAGGTAGCTCTGAATGCAGGCGCTACTATACCTTGCCCTATCCGCTCGCCCAACCCTATAAACTTACGATCTGGTAATAGGTTAATTAAATTAAACATTACCTCACCTCTGTAATCACAGTCCACAGTGCCTACCCCGTTGGTGAGCATAATGCCCTTAGCCCCCATAGAAGAGCGAGAACGAAGCTGTAGCTCAAACCCCCAAGGAACCTCTACTGCAAGCCCCGTGTGTACAAAAGTGGGTACGCTAGGGTCAAGCCAGACATCTTCGCTGGCATAGAAGTCCATACCCGCTGACCCTTCTGTAGCATAGGCGGGTATGACTGCGGACGGTGACAGCTTCTTGAACTTAACAACAACATCAAATGGGCTGTCTTCACCGTCACCCTCTACATACGGGTCTTCATCGAACATGAACGTCAGGTCATGAATGCTGTAGTCCGTACCTCTTCCATCTTCTTCCAGAATACGAAAATGAACGTCCAGTTCATCTTTCCTGTTCTGAAACATCTCAGTGACCACACCTCTGTGTGGCGTGGATGAGGGGTCTTCATCTAGTATGAATGTGTACGATTCACCTGTGTTGATGACACCGTCAAACTCAAAAATATTAGTGTATACTCTTTTGTCTTGCAGCCCTATATTAAATCCCACGTATCCTCCTACATCACCACACTAGAGACACCATTCTGTTTTACTACAGTCCACACATTTGGTATTAGCGGCTTAACGCTAGGATTATGGCTGATCAGTAAAATAGAATCATTGTTGCTTGTTATGTTTGAAAACATCTGTAGCACGTGCTGTGACGCAGTGAGGTCTAAGTTGTCCAGCACTTCATCTGCTATAATTAAGTTTGTTGAAAAGTTAGACATGCTCTTAGCAAACTTAGAAATTGCTATGTTGAGAAGCAAATCAATCTTGCGCCTTTCGCCGCCTGAACTTCCTTTATAAGATCCGTCCGGTGACAACACGATGTCGAGCTTGTTAATTGCTTCTTTTTTAGACTTAAGCTCTTTAGTAGAAGACAGCTGCACGTTAAACGTATTACCCGTTACTGTAGCACACAGGTCATTGAGATACTCATTAACAGAGTTAACTACATTGCGTAGAATTACTGAACGTATACCTGTTGGGTCAAACGCAGAAGACCAGTATTCATACTCATGAATAGTGCTATTAAGAGTCTCTATGTTCTGGACACAGGTGTCTAGAATGTCTTTCTCCCGCTGTATCTTCAGTTCAGTCTCTTTGAATAGATCATCATAGTGTGTGTCGGCAGGCTTCATAGAAGCGTGTTGACGCTGCTTCTCCTGAATAACTGCTCGCACCTGCTGAGCTTCGGACTTAATAGAATTCTCATGTTCCCTAGCTTCTTCTAAAAGAGCAGATTGCTCTGCAATAGGGTCTCTAAATTGCATTAAATCTTCTTCAAGCGTGGACAGGAAAGATGCATAATCAGTCTTTTTTTGCTGCTCTGCCTCTAGCTCAGAAGTAAGAGAGGCTAACGCTACAGAGTACTCATCCCCCGGTAGATCTTGACCGCAAGTAGGGCACTTAGACGCTAGGCTATTTATCTGCCTCTGAATCTTATCTATAGCCGACTTAACGCCTGAAACCATAGCAGACCCTTTGGATATGCGCTGTTTTATAGCATCTGCTTCACGCTGAAGATTAGCTAATCCTTCTTGAACCTCTAACGTTACGCTCTTAGCTAAAGCGCAAGGCTCATCATACCCAGCCAGAGTTACAGACATCTCTGCAATAACTTTTTCAAGAGTGTCTCGCTCTTTCTTGTTGTCTACCGCTGCTTTCCTTCTTGCTTCATCTATAGACACTAAAGACGATTGTAACGAAGTAATAAGGCTGTCTGATATGCTGCCTTGCCTTTCTGTGTTGGCTAAGTCTGTTTTAAACTCTTTAAGCTTATTGTTAGCCAGCAGCTTAGCCTGATCATACACTTCAATACCTAAGTAAGACTCCAGAAGTTCTTTTCTCTCTGAGTCATTGAACGAAGAAAACTTAGTTTCAAACCCCTGTGCGTAGACAACCATCAATAGGAACTGATCAAAAGAAGCACCTACAATAGACTCGATCAATTCAGTAGCATTCTTCTGATCGTGAGGCGTAATGTCGTCGCCATTCGCTACAATTCTAGCAATAGGTTTGCCTTTGGTGCGATCTCGACTGACCACTATCTGCTTGCCGTCTACTGTGAACTCCACGGCAACAGAGGCCTTCTTTGCCCCTCTGTGGATGACTTCATCTGCTTTGATACCACGCGATGTCTTATCGTACAAACACCACAGGAGGGCCTCTGCAACGCTGCTCTTGCCACTTCCGTTGCTCTCTACGGTAGAGTCATCCTTGTTGATGCCTTCTATCAAGGTAAGACCTTGGCTTGCAAGTGGAAGCTCAGCTTCGCCAATAGACATGAAGTCTTTAATCGTTATCTTATGAAACTCGATGTGCCTGCCGGTCATCTTGGAAGGGATATATGCTTCAGCATCCCGTATAAGCTGCTGACCTACCTCTAAGGAATGAGACTCACAGGTGCAAGGAAACTCATTGTAGAACTGCACAACGGCTTGCTCTGTGTTTACGTCTACAGCCATAGACGTGTCTTCCTGCTCCTTGACGGAGTCATTAACAGAGAACCTAGCAGTGCCGTACTTATCCCAATCTTCATCGCTGCGTAGCTTAGCGATCTCTTCTGCCCCACCTACAAACCACAGATGAAGATTAGAAATGTTTAGGGTTTCGTCCGTATAATGATTCTTAAGTTCTGTTAGCCAGTTAAGATAAGCGCCATCAAAGTATTCTTCTGCGCTAAACTTACCGTAGATGGAAGTGTGAGGGTTAGTAAACCGCTCTACTTTTGCTTTCTTCTTAGCTGATGTTTTCTCTACTAAGACAGCGCCTCTCCTAGGCACGTCAAGCGTGTCTAAATCTCTGAACTGGGTATACTGAGGAGCGCCTATAACTTGAAACTTACCTACGCTCTGAGGCATGTGATAATGCCCATTAAACACCTCACACGTTACCTCCAGAGTAGACACACCACTAGAGCTTTTAACGCCGCTGTTCATCCGGGCTTCAATAATGTCCAGATGGCTGAAAATTAAGTCACACCCTTTAGCAAACTCTGGGAACTCTGACGGGTCTCTCCGGTACGGAAACAGGCCTACGTTCAATCCCTGAAGGTTTACGCACGTAGGCTGGTCTACCACCGTGGAAGCCCATTTAAGAGGCTCCATGACGTGTAGGAGGCCATTACGGGTATGCTGGTCATGGTTCCCTACAATCGTGTAGAAGGGGGTATCGCCTGCGTAGGAATGCAGAACGGAAAAGAAGTCGTAGAATAACTTAATCGTGCCGGTAGACATGCCACCGTCACGGTGGTTAGTGTCCCCTAAGTTAACAATAATGTCAGGTTTTTGTTCTTTAATTAAAGACCCAAACCAATGAGCAGTGTTTATGAACTTATCATACTGATTGTCATTAGGGTCATTGGATGCGTCTAGATGTATGTCGCTAATACATAAAAATTTCATTAAATGTGTGTCCTCTGTGCGTGTTTGTAAACAGACAACACAAAGGGCATCAACTCTTGTTCCAGATAACTTAAATCTCCATCGTTATGTATATGGTAGTCGTACAAGATATTTTTACTTACGGCTAGCTGCTCACTAGGGTCAACGCTGCCGTCTTCTTTGTACACGGGTGTAACGCCGACTCTACTAATGTAGGCTAGGTAATCAACAATACCTACCTCATTAAGAAATCTAACGTCTGTAATGAATGCAAAAGTAGGATTGTCTGCTTTAATGCGGACATCCACTTTATCTACCCAGAAGTCCACGTCTAATGAGCGAAAAAACAAACCTATTTTAATGAGATTAGGTCTGTGCTTTACTTTGTCTTGGTCGTCTTCCCTTCTATAAGGGACATTAAGGTCTGGGCTACTAGAACGCAGCCCACGGAAAAAAAGAACGCAATCTTGATACAGGTGCTCAGGAACATTTGCTTTAACCCACTCATCTATGCCTCCTTCTGGCACTCTAGTGAAGCTGGCGTACATATCTTTTAGCTCGTCTGCAAAAGCATACCTCCTGCCGGTACACCCAGACAACCATAGGTGTTTTTCAAACATAGTTAGCGCCAAAGACACAGCGGTGTCTTTACCAGCCCGTGCAAGACCATTAATACCTACTACGTAAGGACGTTTATTAATGACGTTAGACATAGTTGTTCAACCTGAAAAAAGGAGCTATCCAGAAGTTATTTAATAAAGAGCTAAACTGCACCCTAACGCAGAAAGAAAAGAACGAATCACGGTCTACGCCGCAAGGCTGGCTTATAACGCTGGACATCTGCGCTATCTCCTCTTCCATAAATTGTTCTTTAGAACAATCCATTAGCTCTAAATTACGCTCTACTGTAGCATACTCTTCTACAATAGCCCTAATGCGTTTGTTTTTGTGGGTACCTACATACTCTCTAGGATACCCTCTTGCTAGCTCGTTCAAGTACAGGGCTGCTGTTTTCTCCCCGGCTCCTTGAACCCCCTTGATATTGTCTGAAGGGTCGCCTACAATAGCTTTGTACACAAGGTAATCAGGTACTGATATGCCGAACTCCTCTCTGAATTTGTCCGGTGTCATAAGCTGCCCCTTAATAGGTCTGTACACGCTCACGGTAGGAGACAGCATTTGAAACATGTCTTTGTCGTCCGACACGATCACAGCGTAATCAAGGAGTCTGGTGAACTGATAAATTACATCGTCTGCTTCCCTGTCCAGCTGCACATTCTTGCACCCCAGCAGTACAGAAGACTCTTTAATGAGGTCTTTCTGCGTTTCAAACTGAGTGTAGAACTCTTCTTTAGTCATTCCATCTACAGGGGGTCTTAGCTTGTAGTCAGGATGGATACTCAGCCTACGCTTAGACTTTCTGCCGTCCCATACGATATAGACAGCGTCTGCGGAGAACAGTTCAAGGGCTTGGTGTATTGTTTTAAGGAACCCAAAACACCCACCTGTTTGTTGTCCGTTTTCTCCTAGCTCCCAGCCAGAGGTGTGGTATATTCTGTGAAGTAAGTAATTACCGTCCAATAATAATGAGGTCATAAGTTAAAAAAGCCTCCAGCTGTTAACTGGAGGCTAGAACAAGCTCCTAAAGTTTGTTTATTTCTTAGCCTTGGCTTTGGTCATAGCTAAGTCCATCAATCTATTGTTAGTGGGGCCTTCTACAATAAGCTCAAGCCAACACACCATAGTAGGGTGTTCATCCACCCCCTCACTAACTGAAAATGCTCGTTCACCCTTGTCTATATCGTCCAGCTTAGCTGCCTTGTCTTCTTTAGACTTGACATCGTGAACCGGCTTCCCTAAGGTCTTGAGGAACTTTTTACCTTTAAACCGGATCGAAGTCCAGTAGTCTCCCATCCTCTTGGCATGGAATTTACCCAAATCCGTATGCTTGTCCGGGCCAAGCTCCACCATGTGCGTGTTCCCACCGGTTTCCGGGCCAGAGTACATAATACCCCACTGGTTGTGCTTCTTTCCTAGCGCCTTAGCGTGTTCTAAGGAAATGCCATGCACCATTGCGGAAGGCTCCCAAGTGGAGATGGTCTTATTTGGGTCAGATGGATGTTCCTCTTGACCCTTACCTCTCATTAATGAGTACCCGTGACCATGATCCTTAAGCTCCTGCTTAAAGGACTCCCAGTTATTAAGGTTGTGTTCATGGGAAGCGTCTCCTCTCCAAGAGGTCATGATAGCAAAGCTTTTATGCCCTGTCTGTGCATGGTGCTGCCACACTCTGGACATAGTGGCCTCTGTGATCCGGTCAGGATCGTGAGATATGTAAGCCTCTGCTATGTCTTGAAGAGAGGGCCACCCTAAAGGGTGTCCAGTCATAGGATCAATCGTATTGTTAGAAAACATAATAGTCACCTCTGTTATGTATTACTTGTAACAGTACTGCTTTTCCAAGGTATGATGGCGTCATAGTGAGTTTTCACAACACTACTTATATGATCCCTCAAGTCAGGGTTAGACTCCCACAACTCATGAAATTTCTTATCCCCTGCTTCTCCTGTAGAGATCTGAACTGCTTCAGTAGAAGCTGGCACAGGTACATTATACTTGGTTCCTTCTTTAGAAGCAAGCTTATTTTCAATTAAATAGTCTAGAACAGTACCTGCTTTGTCAAATCCGTAATAATAATTAAGACGGGCTGTAACTTCTCTCTTTGGAGGACTTAGCCTAGTCTTTTCTATCTTGAATTTAACGTGGTTGCCTACCTGCTGCTTTTCATCTTCTTCTGAGAAGATCTTCTTGGAGTTATCTGACTTCATTAGGATCTGGAGAGACGCACCGAATTTAAAGGCTGTACCTCCGGGTGTTTCATAGGCACCGGGATTTACAAACCCACCAATCTTTTCGGTCACGTGGTTTAGGGACAGGAAGCAAGCTTTTGATCTGGCACACATCTTGATCATCTTACGCATGATCCTACGAATGTTCTGTGCCCTCTTGCCCATGTCTGCTTTGATCTCACCGTTATCATCCATTTCAGCCGCAGATGGAGTGAACGCAATCGTGTCCCACACGATCAGAATAAATGGATACTCTTCACTTGCCCCGAAGTGAGCCAACAGGTGGTCTAGGTACTTATAGGCTTCTTCCATCGTGGAAGGCTCCAGCACGACCGCATTGTTCATATCTAGGCCCAGAAAGGCCGCTCTGTCCTTAGATAATGCTTCTTCCGCGTCTACGTACACAACCAGCCCTCCCGCCCTCTGAGCCTCAATACAGGCGGAAATAGCTAGGGTGGACTTGCCGGTCTGCTGCTTGCCAAATACCTCTACTACCCTACCTACAGGTAGCCCACCCCCAAGGGCAACATCGAGGGTGGGCACACCTGTCGGAATCCAGATACTTACGTCAGAGAGCAAGTCTTCTGACATCATTTTTAATGCTTCACCTTTTAAGGTTTTGTTGATCTCTTTAAGGGAATCCGCAAGTTTAGATTTAGTCTTCGTCGCCATCTACGTCCTCTTCATCTTCGTCTTCATCATAGATGGAAGTAACAGGATCAATATATTCTTTTATTGATGCTGAACTTCCACCGGCTGCTTTTACCTCTCGGCACACAGTAGATAGACGGCAAGTAATGCACGTAACATTCTTGAAGTCTTCCATCCCAAAGCAGTAAGGCTTCCCTGAGGACGGGTCTAGCGACGTAGGATCACGCCTAATAGACTCTTTTACAGCTTCTTTAACTACTGGAGGGGCATCTACTTTAACTGTAGTCTCCGGTGCAGATGCCCCTACTAAAAAGGGTCTTTCTTGGCCGCTGCCCTAGGCATCACAGGCATCCCCTTAGGGGCTGCTTTTGGGATGGAAGGTACAGCAGGAGCAGCTACAGGAGCAGCTACCACAGGGGCCTCCTGCACCACTTCAGCTACAGGCGCAGGTGCTGCCTTATACATGCTAGGTACAGACATCTTAGAAGCAGGCTGAGCAGCAGGCGCTGCGAACGGAGACACGCGAGTGGAAGAGGTCTCTGCCCGTTGGTTCGCAAGGAAAGCCGCAAACTGACTAGCTTCTTCACGGTACGTCTGAATGTCCTCATCCGAAGGCATCTTAAAGATGCTCTCAAGGTCATAGATGTTTGAGTAAATCTCTTCAAGCTGCGCCTCTGAAGACGCAATCTGAGACCTCATCATAGTGAAGTCGGGGCGATACTTCACATTCTGTGGCTCTGTACCCGTTCGCTCCTTAGTAATCTGTAAAGCAGCTGCGTTAAAGATGTTAAACGGGTCAAGATCAGGATTCTCCTGAATGTTGTTCTTGACACACAGATACTCTACGATCCAATCGTATACGGTCGCTTTAAGCGTGATCACGTGCGGAAGGTAAGGAATCTCACTAGGGTCTGCCTTGCGGTTGTTAACCACTACAGGCAGGCAGTTAGCGTGGTACTGAGCAGACGACTGATAGCGGTAAAGGTTCTTGACCTTCTCCTTCTTAGTAGTTGCTTGAATCTCGTTCTGAAGAACGGCACAGAAAGGGCACTCTACTGCAAACTCTCTCTTGTCCGTATCAATCTTAGCTACGCAAGGACGGTTAATCTTAAGAAGCTTTCCGTCGCTATCATATCCGATGGGCATCTGGAAATGCTTTGCGTACTCGCGGAACAGCACAAGCTCTTCCGCTTCATTGTTGTAAGGAACTAGATAGACAGAAAAAAGATAGTCACCTAGCTTCTTAGCGTCAATCTTCATATCAAACCAACGAATAGGATCGCGATCCTCGTAAGTAGTGCGTTCACCGCTGGACATCTGTGTTGCCTTGTCTGCAAACTTCTGTAAATAATTAGCCATTATGTTTATCTCCTTTGGGTTTGGGTTATATGGGTTTGGTATTATAGTTTTCGGTCATGCCGTGCTTCGACGGACTTTTCAAAAATCATGGAGTACCGCTGATCTAAGGTTTTTTTTATGTCTGTAATTTGGTCTATCAATAAACTTCCTATGTCTATTGTTTCCGCATATGCTGAACAACGTGCGTCCCCAGAAACTAATTGCTCTCTTGCCTCGTTTGTTAGCTTGTGTTTAGAGTTCTTTGTGTACTCTTCAATTACGGCAGCTTTAACAGGGGCATACAATCCTTTAACTCTGCTTACACGGTGTCGTATTACAAATAAAAGGTTAGCTACACTTTCCATTAAGTCAATCTGGTTTTCTCTTAAGTCATCAATCTCACTCTTTCCAATAGGGATGCAATCCAGAAGATACTTATAGTTATCAGCCTCTGACTGTGTCAATAGTTCTTCTGGTATTTCGTCTAAAATAGACTTTGCTGAATCTAAGATATTATTGGACATCGGTACGGAACCTCGATTGAAACTTCATTTTATACCCTGTGGCCTTACCTTGCTTAACTACCGGCCCTTCTTCTAAGACATCAATATCGTAGTACATAGACATTGATTTATACACTGAGTAGACTGAAGCTTCATCTCCCTCTAACTCTAGCACACCTTCTGTTAGATACGCAAGCTTTACTTCTACCATGTATCCCCAGCCATGCCCCATTTCCATTGACACTTTTACAGGGGCGGTTAGCCACCTATACAACTTAGGGGGAGCCTGTTCCATTTCCTCAATCATGATTTGGTATACCTGAAAAACTTCAGTAGGGTGGGTGTCTACCTCAATGGAGTCATGAATCCACCCAAACACTTTACTCTTTAGCCCTGCTTTTCTAATGCGCTGTTGTATGCGAATCAATGCTTCATAGGCTACGTCCGAAGCTGCGGACTGAATAGGAGTATTGAATGCCTTCCTATCGGCTTTGCTAGCTAGGCCGTAATCCCAATGTGCAGCCTCCGGTATGATCCTCTGCCTTCCAAAGACAGTGGTGATGTACCCATACCGGTCATACAGAAACTCTACAAGCTCTTCTTTTCCAGTCTTCTTGTTCTTCTGCTTCCTGCCTGTGTTAGGCCGTATTACGGCTCGCTTAGCAGCATCATTCTTCTGCTTCTTCATCCACTTGGCAAGGTCTGGAAACGAATCAAAGAAGTTATCTATTTTAGCCTTACACTCATCTACAGAAAGCCCTGTTCTCCATGCCATTGCAGCAGGCTGCATCCCGTACAGGATACCAAACGCAATGGTTTTTGCTCTACTTCTTTCATCGTCAGTAATAAGGTCAGATGGCTTTTTAAAAATCTGTGCCGCCATCTCTCTGTGCGTGTCTGTACCTTTTTTAAAAATGTCAATTAAGTTTTGATCTTTTGCAATAGCAGCTACTATTCTCATCTCTAGTTGACTGAAGTCACTCTGGAGGATCAACCCGCCTTCTTCATGCCACCTAGACACAAATATCTTTTTAAGATCACTCTTCTTAGGAATGATGTGTAAAGACGGTTTAGATGTAGACGCTCTGCCTGTAGCCGTGCCAGCAATATTGTAATTCGTTCTCAAGTACCCATGATCTTGAGTGAACCCTGACATCTTTGATACATACGAGGTAAACAACTTTACTGCTTTTTTGTATGCTTCTATGGACGTAATGAAGTCCGCAAGGTCATGTCTTCCCTCCTGTGCAGCCCACTGCTTTAGCTTCTCACGTATAGGCTTACCTGTCTTATAATAGACCTGTACTTGTCCACCTTTGGCCTTTCTAGTCTTACGGTCTTTTTCATTAGCAGGAAATCTGATTACGTCATACAGTAGTTTAGATAGCCACACATAGGATAGAACAATCTTATCAGGCTTGTCTTTCTCCCCCAGTTCAGGTAATAAGGATTGAACCCAAGACGTTTTTAAGATAGGAGTGTATAATCTTTCTAGCTTAGACGGATATGTATCTAACAAATAGTCTAACATATTTTTATCCGTCTTAATACCATTCTCTTCTGTTTCAGCCAGTTCAAGAACGGAAGGAAGCATTATCTGCTGGTACACCTTACGGGTGCTGAACCCCGGATGCTTCTGTCTAAACTCTTCTGGCTTATACGCCTGATCATTATCAAGCAGCGGCTCTAGATGTTCGTACAACCTGTAAGTAGACTCTACGTCACCACACACGTAGTTCAAAAGGATTTCAGAGTGTACGTTACCCATATGTACTTCTTCTTTAGGGTAGCCCTCTGACTTCAGCCTTTGAAAATCAGCATACAGAGCAGCCTCTGGAATAGGAGTACCTAGCTCTTCTACAATGACGCTTTTTAAGTCATGCCTCTTGCCGTCCATATTGTATATTAGATAGTGAGCAAGATGACCATCAAAGAAAACATCTTTAACCACTGTAGAGGTATGCTCTTTAATCCACTTAACATCAAACTTAAAGTTCCATCCGCCGCAAGGTACTGAGTCAAACAGACCTTGAAGCTTCCGTACAAAAGCCTCCCACATGGGCTGTCCGTAATTGCTAAATATTACTTCGTCCTTGTGGTGTATTTTTATAGCTCTCGCATGTCCCGGCTTGTAACTAAACCCAATACACACCAGCTTGGAGTCTACGTCCCAAGGGTCTAGCTTTTGATTTGTTTCTACGTCTACGATAACACCACTGGTCTCTTTGTTTTGGTAGGCGGTCTTTACCTCTTCAAAGAACGCATCTACTTCTTCAAAGGTGTCCATCCATGCGAAGTCTTTAGTTACCTCTTCTACGTTCCCTGTTACTTTCTTCCAGATAGAAGTTAAATCTTCTACTAGCTGGCTCCTTCCAGTGCCTACTCCATTCACTCTTTGCTGCCAAGCAGCACCGGGAGCTACAGTAGCAGTAACTAGCAGGTCAGCCATGTCTTCAGGTAGGTCGGGCAGGTTCTTAGCCAAACTGAACTTGGTGTACATGCCTCTAGCAGAACCTAGTTTTTTTATATTGAGCAGCGCCTTAGTGGCAATAGCTCCCATGCACACTGCAATAGCAGGCTTATTCTTACGCAG